TCAAATTGGAAAAAGAAGTAGCAGTAGAAGTAGCTGTCTTAGAAGCAGAGCTTAATCACTTACGCAAAGACTTAGACTTAGTAAAAGACGATTTAAGAATTATTAGAGACACGCTTGCTCAAGCAAAAGGTGGCTGGAAGACGTTAATGCTTGTCGCTGGCTTCTCGTCCGTAGTGGGCGCTTTGTTAGCTAAAGCTGCCCCTTGGTTAGCTATAGGACCACGCTGATGAACAAGACTAGAGCAAGTGAAGAGCTGCTAGGCCAGCTCCACGAGGCTGTGACTACAGACCTCCTGCGTCGTGTTAAAGCCGGGGATGCTTCCCCTGCTGAACTGAACGCTGCAATCAAGCTGCTTCAGAACAACGGCATTGAGGCTATCCTGACTGAAGAGTCGCCATTGAAGGCTTTGATGGAATCTCTGCCAAAGTTTGAGGACGAAGGGGAGTATGCAAACTGACAAGCCTATCTATTAGACGAGGAGAGAAACTCCCGACCAAACAAGGAGCAGGGCTGACTGCTAAAGGCCGAGCCAAGTACAACAGAGAGACCGGCTCTAACCTTAAGCCCCCTGCCCCGAATCCTAAAACAAAAGCTGACAAAGGTCGCAAGCGCTCCTTTTGTAAACGTATGCTTGGCATAGTGAAGAAGTCTAAGAACGCTGAGCGTGCCAGAGCCTCAATGAGAAGGTGGAAGTGCTAATGTGTGTAGACATGTCAAAAATGGCAGGAGAAGTATCTCCTTCTGATGTACAAACTACAGGTAATAATGTGGTGAGCGGCGCTGATATAAACTGGGGTGACTCAGACAATGACGCTGATTTCTTCAGGGCTGATAAAGCCATGATGAGCAAAATGAACATAAAGAAGGCTGACGTTAAACCAGCCGAGCCGATGTCGATAAAACCAAAAAGTAAAAGTAAAAGTAAACCAAAGTCTACTCCTGTGAACGACGATGACCCTAACGTTGAATACGACATATACGGAAACGCCTACACTAATGCCCCAAATAAGGAAATACGATATGACATTGAAGGTACCCCGTATACGGTTTACTCCGATACATAATGAGTTTGACGATGCTGAGGAGTATGCGAACTGATGTGTTTTGCATCTACAAAAGAGCAGCCTAACTTAATTCCTTTCAATACAAGCTTGCACGTTCCACAAGACGTAGGGTTAGGAGGTAAATCTACAGAATACCTAACCTCAGACTACACAGGATCGTCAGGCAGCGAGGCAACGAATTATCCTAGTATTTGGTGGGATAAAAACTTACAGCCTCACGTTTTAGATGAGGCTAGTGCTTATGATGCTCACACCACTTACGAAGGTTTGACAGGTAAACGTTCTCCACGTTATGCAAGCATGGATTTAGCTATTAATGCAGCCAAGGCACGTTCAGCGTCAGGAGGAGGAGAAGTAGGTTCATTGTATGAGTGAAGACCCTCTCAAAAAAGATTTTCGTTTATTCCTTTACCTAGTCTGGAAGCACATTTCCCTACCAGACCCTACTCCAATCCAGTACGACATAGCTAACTACCTTCAGAACGGCCCTACAAAGATAGCCATTCAAGCTTTCCGGGGCGTAGGTAAGTCATTTATCACTGCTGCCTACGTCCTGTGGAGGCTCTACTGTGACCCACAGCTCAAGTTCCTCGTTGTCTCTGCGTCCAAGTCGCGTGCTGATGCGTTCTCTACGTTCACTATGCGCCTGATACAGGAGATGGACATTCTAGCTCACCTTCGACCAAAGGAAGAGCAGCGGAATAGCCGCATCGAGTTCGACGTAGGTCCAGCTAAGGCTGACCAGTCACCTTCAGTTAAGTCTGTTGGCATCACTGGACAGATAACTGGATCTCGTGCTGACGAGATCATCGCTGATGACGTGGAGGTACTGAACAATGCAGCTACTGCTGATATGCGAGAGAAGCTCTTGGAGCGTACTAAGGAGTTCTCTGCTGTCCTGAAGCCACTGGAACACGCTAGGATCATCTATTTGGGTACTCCCCAGACTGAAGACTCCATCTACGCCAAGCTTCCAGAGACCTTTGAGACACGTATTTGGCCAGCGCTAGTCCCAACTAAGGACGAGTCAGAGAAGTATAGTGACAATCTAGCCCCTTACATCCGTAAGATGATGGCTAAGCGTCCTGAAGGGACTACAGCAGACCCTGACCGCTTCACTGACATCGATCTAGCAGGCAGACAGGCTGAGTACGGTCGTGCAGGGTTCTCGCTACAGTTCATGCTGAACACTCAGCTCTCTGATGAAGACAGGTTCCCGCTGAAGATCAAAGACCTCATTGTCATGGACATAGACAAAGAGAAGGCTCCTATGAAGATCAACTGGCTTCCTGATTACAAAAGGGAGCTAAAGGAGCTACCTAACCTAGCTATGGCTGGCGATAGGTTCTACATGCCAGCATCTGTTGACGATACGTTCGCTCAGTACACAGGAACAGTAATGTCTATCGACCCTAGTGGACGAGGCAAGGACGAAACAGGCTATGCTGTGATCAGGATGCTCAATGGTTACCTGTTTGTCACACAAGCTGGTGGTCTACCGGGCGGTTATGACATGCCTACGCTACAAAAGTTAGCCAAGATAGCTAAAGATGAGCTGGTGAATCATATCATCATAGAAGCTAACTTTGGCGATGGCATGTATCAGGCACTCTTTGAGCCTGTAGTAAGCAAGATACACCCGTGCATGGTGGAGGAAGTAAAGCACTCCACGCAGAAGGAAAGACGCATCATAGACACCCTAGAGCCAGTTATAAGCAGACATAAGCTTATAGTGGACAAAAAGGTGATCGAGGATGACTATAAGACAGCTCAGGCTTACGAGGCTGACGCTAAATTCACTAAAACCCTTGTCTACCAGATGACACGAGTTACATACGACAGGGGTTCTCTTAAACACGATGACCGATTAGACGCTCTAGCCATCGCTGTCAACTATTGGGTCGAACAAATGGCCCAAGATGCTGACAGAGGAATAGCATCAGAGAAGTCTGAAGCTCTGGATCGTGAACTCCAGAAGTTCATGGACCATGCAGCAGGTCGTAAATCTCAATCTAATTATGGCGCTGCCTACAGCGGTACAAGCGCAAGGTTAATCTGACATGACATACGTATGGGGATGGCATCTCTCACTCGATCTAGGGGGATGCAGCAAAGAAAAAATAACTTCCAAAGACAACATTATCGCGTTCTGTAAAAAGCTAGTTCCCACAATTGGCATGAAAGCCTACGGAGAGCCAGAAGCTGTTCACTTTGCTGAGCACGATGCTGGCAAAGCTGGCTTTACGCTGACTCAGTTGATCGAAACGTCTAACATCTGCGCTCACTTTGTAGACGCTACAGGGGAGATGTATCTGGATGTGTTCTCGTGCAAGCCATTCGATCCTGATCTAGTCATGGCTGTAGTAGGAGATTTCTTTGAACCGGAGTTTGGAGAGATGCACATGGTTGAGCGTGGCGCATCTAGAGAGAACTACGCAGAAGAACAAGAAACCAACGTCTCAATTCATTAAAAGAAATACACATGCCGGTCTGGTCTAACAACGACTATTAGAATGCCTCTCAGAGGCTCTAGAAAGCCCGCTGACGGGCGTTTGCATACCCTTGGCTAGGTAGGTAGCCTGCAATGTAAACTCCTGTCAGCGAGCTTCCTAGCGAGGGCTAGCGAGGCTCTGAAAGAGTAGACAGAATTTTGCAGAAAAATCTGAGAACCCTAACGTTATAGCGAATTTGTCGCTTCCCCCGTGAGCGGCTAGAACTTAGCCTCATTCACTATCACGTCAAACCGCTGGTCCTTGGCTAGCTAAAACTTAACTATAACGCCCACTACTTGCCCAACTTCCTGCCCAACTTCCTGCCCAACTTCCTGCCCACGTCATGCCCACGTCATGCCCACGTCATGCCCACGTCATGCCAACCACCCTGCTAGAAGGCGCAAGCTTAAGCGCTAGCATAATGATGACAAGCTTAGCCTATACTGTAACAAGAGCAAGCTAGAACGCAAGCATTCGCTGGTCAACGGCCAAGCTTGTGTTTTTGTGTTGCGGTATTTTTATGGTATAGTCCAAGCTTCTGTATACGTATAAAGAACACGCGTTCATATATTAGATCAACGATCTTATAGTCAAGCTTACTTTTTTTTATTTTTTTTATAGCCAAGCTTACTACATTGCCAAGCTTCTGAAAAACCTGCATCTTGCCATGTAACCTACTGAAACAAAACGATTCACCATGACGAATCACCCGTGAAAATAAACTTAACAATAAACGCTAACCTACTGATTTCATTGGCATACAGAAACCGTTTGACGTGGTAAAAATAACTGGTATTCTACATCCATCGGTCGAAACAAGAGCGCCTCGCGGCGGTTCCCGGACGGGCTTGTACGATAGAGTTGTTTAACAATCGAAACTGATGCTAGCGCCCATTGGCGCAAGGTCACTGCCAAGCCGTGAAAGCGCGCAAGGTAAGGTGCGGCGATACGCTAGCTAGACTGTTTCGTATATCTGGAAACTTGAGAAACACTGTGTGTTTTGGGCTGTCGATTTGCGCCTAGTCGCTGACATTGTATGGGTCGCAGTCCATTAGCTAACATAAGCGCGAAAGTGGTTGCCGGATGGCTATGTTAGACGCAATGTAAAGTATCAAGCGGCGTGCGGGATGACGCTGTAGTAATATCTCCCGCCGGAATTCTCACTTTTGCTAGGGCCATTGTGCCGTTGCCGGATAGCAGCAAAGTGTGGGCTTTCAGCATGTCGGTATTGTGCCGATATGTCCAAGGCTCATAAGGAGAATAGCCATGTCTAAGTTTGCAAAGCCTATCCATGTTAAGCTTCCGTTTGTCCGTGTTATGATTCGCAAGCGGTCTGTTGTTTCCAAATGGGAAACGCACGCTGGCAAGGTAGGCCGTGTGTTCAACGCTGGCAAATTTATGATTGCCGCATATCCCAAGAAGTCGGCACGTTGTCCGGCAGTTAACTTTCGCTTGTCCTAATCTTTGCGCTAGCGTATATATTGCGCTAGCGTGTTTGTCCCTTTTCCAAACGTACAAGGAGAATAGTTATGGTTGCGCTTTCTAATACCTCAAAGCTTAATGCTAAATCGTGGTCGTTGAACGCCGGTGAAACGTGTCCCGGCAGTATTGATCCAAAAACCAAACAAGTGTTGCCGGTGTGCAGCGGATGCTATGCCAAGGGTGGCAACTATCGTTTTGCCAATGTTCGCAAGCCACGTGACCATAATCGTGACGATTGGAAACGCCCAGAATGGGTAGATGATATGGTCGAAAGACTGGATAGCGAACGCTATTTCCGCTGGTTCGATAGCGGTGATGTGTACCATCCTGCCCTAGCATTCAAGATTTTTCTTGTGATCCAACGCACGCCTTGGGTGAAGCATTGGTTGCCAACCAAGAGCTATAACATCCCAAAGATACGTGCGGTCCTTGATCGTATTGCTACGCTGCCCAATGTTGCGCTGCGGTTTTCATCGCCTAACATTGATGGCACGTATACCGACGAACATGGCAGTGTCGTTATCCCATACGCTGACAGCCCGACTAATGCCAAAGTGTGCGATGCTTACGAACGCGATGGCAAATGTGGCGCTTGTAAAGCGTGCTATGATCCTAGTGTGCCCGTGATTGCGTATGTTGCGCATGGTCGTAGCATGATGTCAAAAATCCGCAAGCTTGCGGCGTGATTGTTACTCTAACAAAAGGAAAATGTGACATGGACAAGGTATATCAAGCACACTTGAAGCTAAGGGCAGGGCGAACATTTGCCTTGCCTGTTGTGGGCACTCGAAAAACCATATGGGACAAGATAGCGTCTCATATGCACTACCGGACTATGCGTAACTGGTCGGAGACAACGGCAAAGCCAGTGCGTGCAATCAAGGCTAGGTTTGAATTGGTAGAGGTGAAATCATGACAGAAGAAGAAATTGCACTAATCGCATTCAATTTCACTATCATCACGCTGGCTATCAGTTGGCTCATACTCGCATTTATAGGAGGTTAACATGACGGTTGAACAAATATGCAAAGCATTAAAGTGTGGCTTGTTTGCCGACAGGGACACAATCCAAGACGCGCAAGAATACGTAGCAGACATCTGTAATAGTCTGCCGCCTGAATATAAGATGGGTGTATACACGGCCATAGGTGTGCTGTTGAACACGGTGGCAAAAGAACTGGAAAAACGGGAGGGCAGCGTATTCGTACCTGTTCCCGAAACTTCAAACGATGAGGATGAGTAATCATGGAAAAGATTGAAGCAAGCACGTGGACCGCTGAGCAGGTCAAGGTCTACGTCTCTGGAACAATTACGCTGTCCTTCGTCCGTGGGCTAGGTGGACGTGATGAGTTTGAGGCGGGCCTGATCTACAATGGCAAAACGGTAGACGTATGCCCCTGCGAGTGGCACGAAATGTTCGAAATTCTTGACGCTTGCCGCAGTGGTGACTTCAACCACTTCCCTAACTTAACTCTCACCATGATTGAGGAGTGGAGATAATGCTATACATAGCAAACAATGGGCTGGACATGTACTACCTAATAGATCAGCACGGCAATGTAGCTAGGTCCATTATGTGTGCACGTATTGAAGACCTGCTTGCGTATTGTGAAAAGGAAGGTATACAAGTACAAGGGGTTATAGAATGAC